GTTGGCGTTGCCGGGGAGGCTGGTGAAATCTTGGACTGTGTTAAGAAGGTCTGGGCAAACGGCAAGCTCCTGGATCTTGACCACCTCGTCGAGGAGCTCGGTGATATTGAGTTCTATTTGGAGGCCGTGCGCCAAGCCGTTGGAGTCAGCCGCGACGAGGTGCTCAGTTCAAACCAAATAAAGCTTGCCAAAAGATATCCAGACCTCCGATACTCTGACTCACTCGCCCAGTTGAGACTCGATAAGGAGTCGACCGTCGGACGGGATCTTTTACAATCTTAGGAGTAATCGTGGACGCCGAACAAAATCAAAAGTTGAATGAATGGACCGCCGCCTTGGCAGCAGCCAATGTTGCCAAGCTGGCCGTTGCTCGGGAGCAGGAGCTTCGCAAGGAGGTAATGGCTTTGTTCTTCCCTGCCCCGGAAGAAGGTGTCAATAACCTCCCCTTGGAAGCCGGCTGGACGCTCAAGGCTACCCACAAGTTGGAGCGCAAGCTGGACGAAGCGGCCTTGCCGGCTGTTCTTAAACAGCTGCGGGAAATGGGGGTTAACCCTGATACCTTGATTCGGACTAAACCCGAATTGGAGACCAAAGCCTACAAGTCGCTGGCCCAGATAAATCCAGCAGCCATTCGCGTATTTGAGCAGGCCCTGACCATCAAGCCAGGCTCCCCGGTGGTTGAGCTTATTCCGCCAAAGGTGGCAGCATGAAGTCCCGCACCCATCAAGACGATGACGAGGACTACAATGCCCAGGATGAGGAAGCTGAAAACATGGCGGACAACGAATCCCCTGGCGGTTACGAGCCGGGTATTTGTGTCCATTGCAACGGCAGTGGTGAAGGCCAGTACGACGGCTCGACCTGCCGGTTTTGCAAAGGTAAGGGAGAAATCTAAATGGCTGTTCAAATAACTACGACCGCTAAGGCGGCGCAACTCCACGGTATTAAGTGCCTTGTCTACGGGAAGTCTGGGGCCGGCAAGACGAAGCTGGCAGCAACGGCACCGGCACCCATTATTCTGTCGGCTGAGTCGGGGGTCTTGTCCCTGCGGGAGTTCCAGCTCCCCATGATTCAAATTAAGACCGTGGCCGACCTTGTTGAGGTCCACCAGTGGGCCTTGAATTCTGCCGAGGCCAAGCAGTTCGCCACCATCTATATTGACTCCATTTCAGAAATCGGAGAGGTGGTGTTGACCAATGCCAAAGCCCAGGTTAAAGACCCGCGGCAAGCCTACGGTGAGCTCATTGAGAAGATGATGATGCTTGTCAAGGCTTTCCGCGACTTACCGGGTAAGAATGTGGTCATGGCGGCAAAGCAGGAACCAATGAGGGATGAAATGACCGGCGTTACCCAGTATGGCCCGAGCATGCCCGGGTCTAAACTTGGCCCGCAGCTTCCATATTTGTTTGACGAAGTGTTCCGACTCGGTGTTGGGAAGACTCCGCAAGGGGTAGAATATAGATTCTTGCAGACCGGACCCGATCTGCAGTATGATGCTAAAGACCGGTCGGGGTCTTTGGATCCAGTTGAACGTCCCGACCTTTCGTATGTTTTCACTAAAATCCTAGGAGTTAGATAATGGCTTTACTTAATTTTGATGCTTCCACGGTCCCCCCAAGCGAAGCCCGCGAAGCCGTACCGGCTGGCTGGTACAACGCGCAGATGACAGCTTCTGAGATGAAGCCGACCTCTGATGGAACTGGGGCCTACCTGCAGGCCGAGTTCACTATCCTGAGTGGTGACTACGTTGGGCGCAAGCTGTTCGACCGCATTAACCTGCAAAACAAAAATCCAGTAGCCGTTGAAATCGGCTACAAGACGCTGTCTGCTATTTGCCACGCCGTTGGCGTTATCCAAGTGGCAGACAGCCAGCAGCTCCACGGTCGTCCTTTGCAGGCCAAGGTATCCTTGCGCGCTGCCGGCCCAGGTGCCGACGGAAAGCATTACGATGCCAGCAACGAAGTCAAAGGCTACAAGGCTATTGACGGTGCCGGTGCCTCTACCGCGGCCGCACCAACCTGGGCACCGCAAGCTGCCCCTGCCCAACTACAGTACGCACCTCCTGCACCTCCAGCAGCACCAGCTTGGCAACCTCCTGCGCAACCACAATACGCGCAGCAGTATGCCCCGCCGCCTCCCCCTCCTGCGCAGCAACCGGCACCCCAGCAATGGGCGCCTCCTGCGCAACAAGCTGCTCCGGCCGCTCCTCCGTGGCAAGGTCAACCGGCTGCACAAGCATCCGCGGTTGGTCAGCCAGTGGCCGCCCCTGCTGCTCCGATTCCATCCTGGGCGCAGCCAGCTAAGTAAGTATTAGGCTCGTTCCGAAAGGTTCGGGCCTTTCTTCTCTTTGGATATTCATCATGATACTGGCGACAAAAACGACGCAGGCGATTGAAGCCGCCCTGCAAAATGATCAAGGTGCCAAGTTCCGCGGGCACCTCGGGGAACTGATGCCTCTAGCAGGAGACGCCTACAGCACCAAAGAGGATGACTGGCGTGACCACCTTGGGGCGTCTTTAATTGGGAGAGAATGCGCCCGCGAGGTCTGGTACGGCTTTCGCTGGGCAACGCTCAAGAAATTCGATGGTCGCATGATTCGGCTGTTCAACAGGGGACACTTGGAGGAACCGAGATTCGTGGCGCTCCTGCTTATGATTGGATGCCAAGTCTGGCAGCTTGACCCAGACGGGAAGCAGTTTCGTATTGGTGGCCACATGGGGCACTTCGGCGGGTCTTTGGATGGCGTAGCTAAGGGGATTCCCGACCTTCCTCCAGACACCCCAGTCTTAACGGAGTTCAAAACCCACGGGGAGAAATCCTTTATCAAGCTTCAAGCTGACGGGGTAATGTCTGCCAAATGGGAGCACTTTATCCAGATGCAGCTCTACATGGGCAAGAACTCTCTGACCTGGGCGCTCTATTGCGCCGTCAATAAGAATACAGATGAGATTCACCTTGAGCTGGTTCGCTTCGACGAGCAGCAGTACCTGCGCTACCTTGGGCGCTCAGCTATGATCATCGAGGCAGTTGAACCTCCACCTAAAATCAACCAAAGCCCAGGGTGGTTTAAATGCAAGTTCTGCGACCACAGGGATCTCTGCCATGGGGAGGCCATGCCAGCAAGAAACTGCCGCACCTGCACCTATTTGCGTCCAGTCGATGGGGCTAAATGGGTATGTACCCTCAAATTCGACACCGAGGAAGTCTCCCGTGAAAAGCAGCGCATTGGGTGCGAATCTTACACTGTGAACACGACCTTCAGAAATAAGGTGTAGCGTGAAGCTCCGTGACTACCAAGACGCGGCAGTAGCCAGTGTCTTCGATTACTTCACGAACGGTGGGACCGGAAACCCGATCGTGGCCCTACCAACCGGAACAGGTAAGTCTGTGGTCATCGCAGCATTCATTCGGCAAGCCGTGACGACTTACCCCGGAACGCGGATCATGAAGTTGACGCACGTTAAGGAGCTAATTGAGCAGAATCTAGAGAAGTTACTGGCAGTGTGGCCGACCGCCCCTGCCGGCGTTTATTCCGCTGGGCTTAAACGAAAAGATGTTGGACAACCGGTCATCTTTGGCGGCGTGGGAACGGTGGCCAGGGTAATAGATATCTTTGGGAGGATTGACCTTCTCCTTATTGATGAATGCCACCTTGTTTCGCCAAAAGAAGCCACCATGTATCAGCGGGTCATCAGTGGGCTTCGCAAGGTAAACCCATACCTTAAAGTCATTGGCTTTACGGCCACCCACTATCGCCTCGGCAGCGGAATGCTGACTGAAGAAGGTGGGCTCTTTACCGACGTCTGCTTCGATATGACCAAGCTGGAAGCCTTCAACTGGCTACTGACAGAGGGCTACCTGTCGCGCCTAGTCCCTAAGCCGACCTCGGTGCAGCTTGATATCGAATCCGTGCATATTCAAGGCGGCGAATACAAGCTGAACGAGCTCCAGGAAGCAGTCGATAAAGATGAGATCACTTACGCGGCTCTTCGGGAAACGTTGGCCTATGGTCACGATCGTGCGCACTGGCTAATCTTTGCCTCCGGTATCGAGCACACCGTCCACGTGGCCGCAATGCTGGACAGCCTTGGAATTCCTACCACCTTTGTTCATTCGAAGATGGCCGACGGAGAGCGTGATGCAAATATCGCCCACTTCAAAAGTGGGAGGTACCGCGCAATGGTGAATAATGGCATACTGACCACAGGCTTCGACTTCCCTGCCATCGACCTCATTGGGGTGCTTCGCCCAACGCAATCCCCTGGGCTGTGGGTGCAAATGCTCGGCCGTGGGACGCGCCCAGTGTATGCCGAGGGATTTGACCTAAGCACCGCCGAAGGTAGGCTAAGCGCTATCCTCCACGGAGGAAAACAGAACTGCCTTGTGCTGGATTTCGCTGGCAATACAAGGCGGTTAGGGCCAATCAATGACCCCGTCCTGCCACGACGCAAGGGCAAAGGGGGAGGAATAGCCCCTGTGCGTTTGTGCGAGGCTTGCGGGACCTATAACCATGCTAGTGTTCGCTTCTGCGTGGAGTGCGGAGCCGAATTTCCGCGGGAAGTAAAGATCCTCCAGCACGCCGGGACGGATGTCTTAATCTCCGATGGTGCCCCAAAGACCGAAGTATTCAAGGTGGATCGGGTGATCTATGGGGAGCACCGAAAGGATGGGAGACCCCCGACGATTCAGGTAAGCTATTTTTGTGGGCTCCGTATGTTCAAGGAGTGGATCTGCCTTGAACATGAGGGGTACGCCGGCAAGAAATCACGCGACTGGTGGCGTGACCGCTCTGCGGAGGAACCACCTATAACGACCGCGGATGCGCTAACGAAAATCGATTCGCTGCGCATCCCGACCCATGTCCGCGTGTGGATAAAGCCTAAGTACGACGAGGTGCTGGCCTATGATTACACTGGGACTGCCTTTGGAGAAACTAAATGAGCGAAATGGCCAATGCCACCCGGGATCTCTTACACGAGGAGTTGATCCAATTCCAAATAGTACGGAGTTGCCTTAACTGCGAGAGCTTTATTGATTCCACAGGTGAGTGTACCTTCTTCCAAAACGTGAAGCCGCCGCCCAAAGTGGTGGTGTTTTCTTGCGGAGCGCACTGGGAGAACCGCTGCCCGTTCTGAGGGTAAGCCATATGAGGGTTTTTAGTTGCTATTTTACTTAAAAAGATGATTGAACCTTATAAGGGATGCCCTATAATTCATTCATGGTTCAAACGAGCCTAACCCCTCAACCAACCGGAGATCATCATGAGCTACTATATCACAACCAAATCTGCCGTCACGCCTTTTGCCCTGTTGGGCACTGGCCCAAATCGGACGGAAGCTCGGGAGCTGGCAAAGAAGCTTGGCGGCACCGTGCGGACCGAGGCTGAGTATAACGAGCTGCTTGAAAAAGCTACCCTTGACGCCCGCCTTGCCACCTCACTTGAAGCTGCTTATCCCACCGGCGCATCGCAAGTCCTGGCTGACGAAATCGGCAACGAAGATCCTACCGACCAAGAGATTGACGAAAGCAATGAAGCGCAAATGGATACCATTGCCACCAACGAAGAAGTGCAGGAAAGTGGTGATCTTGAAGACCGTCTGGGCGCCGCCTTTGCCCTTTCCGATGCTCAGGCCAAAATCAAGGAAGCTCCAAGAACGACAATGGTTAAGGTCGAGCCGGTTGCCAAGTCTACTGCTGACCGCCCTTGTAAACTGGTATGGGCAATCGCTGATGAAATGTTCGGTGCGAATCCAAACACACGCCGCAAAGATGTCTTGGAAGCCTGCGTCAACCGCGGCGTTGCCTTCTACACCGCCCGGACACAGTATCAGCAGTGGTTGAGTGTCCAGAAAGAAATGGCCGAACGTGAAGCCGCCCAAGCCAAATAAAGGCAACAAGGACGCTTGCTACTGTGAGCGTTGCCTTGGCACCTCCAGAGAATGGGGGCGTCACCCAGCAGACCCAACTGGTGAACGCTTCGGCGACCACCATTGGCCAGTACCCCTTCCACATGAAAGAGGAACCTCCATGAAATACATGCTTATTGACACCACAGCCAGCGAAAAGACTACCGTCTTGGCAATTGCCAAGCTCCCAGCTATTACGCTTCTTGGCAAAATTCATCGCGCCCAGGGAAAAAGCGTAATAGCTCCACCCTTGGAAGGGCGCGGCTTTGCGAAGCTGGAAACCTTGGCCCTTCAATATCTGTACTGGAATACTTGTAAGGAGGCGCCTCCGGAGGACTATAACCACTTGGTGCGCCAATGCCTTGCCAAGCTTAATACGTTACCAGAGGATCAAACGACACTCGAGGA